CAAAAAGAAATAGAACATAGACATTTTGTAGATGCAAAACGCTGGAATATTATAGGAAGTTATCCAGTATTTTATGAAAAGTTTATTATTGAATCTTATGATGATTATTTAGATGCTTTAGATAATACTGACACTGAAATGTTTTGGGGATATACCGAAAATGTAGATTGTAGTAGCTTTGATTTTGATTTGTACTTTACACACGATAATCAGTATGATAGAAAAACAAATCATAACTTTATACACAAAGTCAACGGCAAAGAATATCGCAACGGTGTATTTTTATTCAGCAAACATGCACCAGTGACACAAAAAGAAATTGAATTTAGACATTTGGTTAATGCAAAAGAATGGGATATCGTAGCAAGTAAACCTGTTTCATACGAACGTTTTGTAATTAATAGTTACAGTGACTATTGTTATGCATTAGACAATTCACGAACTGAGATGTTTTGGGGCATTCCTAGTGATGTAGAAGTTGCTATTGATTTTGAATTCAAGCATTATTTTACTCACGACAATGAATATGATAGAAAAATCAATCATGTATTTTTGAATGGAGAACACAGAGATGGTGTTGTGTTGTTTAGTAAACATACACCTGTGACACAAAAAGAAATTGAAACACGTTTTTATATTAACAAAAAAGATTCTGATATGGTAGCAAGTCATCCTAAACAGTATGAAAAATTTGTAGTTGAAAATTACAATGATTACCTATATGCATTAGATAATTCACAAACCGATATGTTTTGGGCAACTACAAATAATATAAAAATTGTAGATGATTTTGATTTCAATTTATATTTCAGTCATCACAATCGTTATGACAGAACAATTAATCATACATTTCAACACATAGTCAATGATAAAGTTTTGCACAATGGTTTGTTTTTGTTGAGCAAAGATACACCTCTTACACAAAAAGAAATTGACTATAGAATGATTGCAAAACGCAAAGAATGGAATACTGTTGCCAGCGGGCCTGTGCAATACGAAAAATTCAAAATTAAAGATTACAACGATTACTGTGAAGCTTATAAGAAATCTAAAACAGAAATGTTTTGGATGATTCCTTCAGGTGTTAATGTTAGCAAAGACTTTGGTTTTGATTTATATTTTTCACACGATCAACAATTTGAACGAGAAACAAACCACATTTTTAAAAATGGAGATGCGTGGGACGGTGTAAGTCTTGTTAGCAAACATGTAAATATCACCGAACGTGAAATCAACATGCGTTTTCTTACCAATAAAAAACAATACAATACAGTTGCTAGCACGCCTAAAAAATATGATATAGTATTCATTAGCAAAGATGAAGAAAATGCAGATTACAATTACAAATTGTTAACAGATAAATTTACACATGCTAAACGTGTACATGGTGTAAAAGGTATTCACGCTGCTCATATTGAAGCAGCAAAGTTGTGTGACAGCGAAATGATTTGGATTGTAGACGCAGATGCACAAATTGTAGATAACTTTAATTTTGACTATTATATTCCTACATATGATCCTGATAGTAAAAACACTGTGCATGTTTGGAAAAGTAAAAATCCTGTAAATGGACTGGTATACGGCTATGGTGCTGTAAAATTATTGCCACGAGAACTTACACTTAATATGGATACAAATACAACTGATATGACCACAAGTATCAGTGATAAATTTAAAGTTGTAAACAGAATAAGCAATATTACCAATTTCAACAATGATGAATTTGGTGCTTGGAAAAGTGCATTTAGAGAATGTGTAAAATTATCCAGTAAAGCTATCAACGGACAGCTTGATGAAGAAACAGAATTTAGATTGAAAGTTTGGTGCACTAGAGGCAAAGATAAACCTTATGGAAATTATGCTATTGCAGGTGCTTTAGCTGGTAAAGAATACGGTGAAAAATCTATTGGTAACAAAAATGCATTGAATAAAATAAATGACTTTGAATGGTTAAGAGAGCAGTTCAACAACTTGAAAGACAGTTTGTAATTTTTGTTGATTGCTTTTGTTGCGCAGTGTGCTCAACAAGCCTTTGTGTAACGGCTTAGGCCAATTATTAAAGCTGACCCACGCATATCCGCTGTGTTCTTCATTTAGCTTTGGAATAAATTCACTTTCGGTGACACATAGATATGTGTAAAATTCAAAATGTTCATCTGTGCTAATAAATGTTTCAAGAGGAATTGACTTTTTTATTTTAGGAAGAAATCCTATTTCTTCTTCGATCTCTCTTCGTAGTCCTTCCCAAGGTGTTTCTTGATCTTCATTGGTACCACCTACTAAACCCCAAACATTATTTTGTCTACTTTTAGAACGATGTAATAACAAAAATCTGTTAGTGTCTAATGTATAAAAAAGTGCACCACTGCAAATTATTTTCTTCATACAAATAGTTATGCGTCTAGATATACATCCCATGTACCAACTGGATAGTAACCTTCAAATGCTTGTAACCATTCTTCACCGGTCCATTTGTATATGATATTGGTGTTTAGATTTTTTTGGTTAATACCATTGGTACTATCACTGTGATCCAACACAATATGCCAACTTGCGCCATCCCATTCAATTAGGTCATTTGCATTGGCTACAAAGTCTGTACCGTTGTTGTTTTTCCATGCATCTGGGCCATCTGTATTAGAAACATCTCCAATGTCGTCTAAAATCAACAAACGCAACCCTGGTACTTTATCTGCTGTTGGATTGTATTCTTGAGGATCAACAACTTTGTCAAAGCTGGTCCAACTGTTTGGATCTCTGGCTGGTCCTTGTATAACATCTCCCGTGGGCAATGTGTCTGTATCCCAATTGACATTTAACTTGTAATCATCAAACGGATTTAATGTTATTGTGCCTACAATAAATCCTGTTTCTGTGCGCAATCTTATTTCACTTATATCTGCTTGATATGTTCCAGGGTAACTATCAATTACTTTTTGCCACAGTATTGTGCCAACATTGTCATCTGAATCTACCAATTGTACTTCTCGCCCTACAACATATATTCCGTAATTTCTATAAGATGTTGGTATTGTTGCACGTACACCTGTGTTTGTGTCAATGCGTGTAATTGTGTCCAGCTGATTGCCTTCCCCTTGATTCACTGTTTCAACTGGAGGTAAATCTTCCGAGTATGCAGTCAGTTCTGGAGTGCTAATTCCTAAGTCAATTGTGCCTTTTTCTTCATCCCACATATTTGCAATAACACTGGTAATTACACCTAGTTTTTTAACTTTAGCAGGTGGCGTAATATAGATAGGTGTTTCAAAACTCATTGTAGCAATATCTATTTCTGTATCAACACCCACTGGTATAGTTCTGTTGCTCCAACGTACATCTGTCATGTGCAACACTGTTAGGCTAGTCCAGTCTATGTAATTGTCAGTTGTTTGTAATTCCAAGCTCGGACGAAACAACACTAGTATTTGTTCTAATATTTGTAACTTTTGTTCTGTATTACTTGCCCACACATCTACATTCAAACTGAGCGTATAAGGCGCAGGATACAATCTTTCTACAGTGTAATTCTTACCTTGTGTATTTAAATATTCGTTGTTGTCTTCATCAAATGCACGTTCTCTAATGTTTACTTTGTCAACAAAGCTAGCATCACCTGTTCTGCTGCGGTCCATTTCTATGTTGGTAACATACACAGCCATTCTTGGAACTGTAGGTAATTTGTTTTCACTGTTGTCTTTCATAATGTTGGCAACTTGTCTAGTTAAATCGCCATATGTAACAGGAACACTTTTTAAATTGCCGTTTCCGTCTTGTACACTGAAACCCGACATTAGTCTTACAAGTTGTGTAATATATTTTCTAATTTGTCCATCATAAAAAAATTGCATCAGTTATCTGCCTTTGGTTTAAGTGCTTTTGATAATGCTTGTCTTTCACTTACATCTTCGCCACCAATTCTGTTTGTAGCTGTGTTGTTGATAAATGATGCAACTTGTGTGCGTTTTGTATCTGTATTTGTGATTTCAGCTCTTACGTTGTCTTGCACTTTTGTCCACTTTGCTCCGTCATATCTAAACAGTCTGTTTGGTAAAAAGTCTGTTCTTAAAAAATAATCACCTTCTACATTGTCAACAGGAAAACTAATACCACTGCCAAATGCTTCGCCGTTAACACTGCCTACACCTAGCAAGTATCCTTTATAACCTGGACGTTCTGGTGTTTGGTTGAGCTTGTCTGCTGTTGTTAAGCCACTTGCATCTAAATCTTCAGCATCTGCTGTTAATATTTCCGGATTACCATTTTCATCTACTTGTAAAGTGTAATAATGACTTATATCGTATCCCGACAACGGAGAATCGTCTTGTGCTTGTGCAACAACTGCATTGTTGATTTGCATTTCTGTTTCAAATGTACTTAGTAAATCTCTCAGTGTACTGTTAGCATCATCACCTGCGGGTAGATCTAATATTTCAGCATATTCTTGACTATCCACGATTTGTTTTAACTTTACACGATACAAATGTGGATACCATGTTTGACTAAAGCCTTCTGCTGCACGATTTACATCTTCGACTACATAAAATCTTTTTAGTGCAACACTATAATCATTTAAAGCGTATTCGTCCATTAGATGCGGAAACTCGATAACATCGCCGCTCATGATTTTTCTGCCAAGAGTCTTTACACTTGCATTAATGTGTATTGTCATAAACAATGTGTCATTTTGTAAAAATAAACCAAACTGACTCAAATTAAAATCTGTATCGCTTACATTGTAAATGCCACGCATGGTATAAACATCAGGATCGTATTTTCTATCTCTGTTTTCCAAGAACAGCATGTCTTGTATGTTTGTTTCTTTTACTGCATCATAACGAGGCTCAGCTGAAGTAGATTCTTCTTCAGTTGGATTTCTTGGACCTAAATATTTGTGCACATGAATATCTGTGCCGCCAATGCTGAATTGTTCATAGATAACTTTATCTAAAAATTCATAATCGGTTGTTTTGTTCGGTCTGTATAAACTTAGTCTTGGCATAGTTATATTTACCTGATAAATACTGTACGGAGAAACCCTATGGCAGATACAAATTTAGCAACAGCAAAACAACATATTTTTGATTATGTACACGCTTTCTTAGGCGGCGGTATGGTAGATGTTGAGCTTGATCCGATGCATTATGAAATGGCATTGCAAAAAGCACTTACTCGTTATCGTATGCGCAGTGATCACAGTGTTGAAGAAGCATATGTTGGTTTAAAATTATTAGAAGATCAAAACGACTACACATTACCACATGAAATTGTAGAAGTTAATAAAGTATATAGACGCAGTGTTGGTTCACGCAGTGGCGGCGGTGATGGCGGCACATTATACGAACCTTTTAACCTTGCTTACACAAATGCTTATTTGCTTGCAGGATCTGGTATGGGCGGACTTGCTACATATGAATTATTTGC